TCTGTATATTTTTTGCTTAATGCGAGTGTTACTATATCCATCAGTCACCACCTCTTACTGTTCATACCAATTATCATCACTTGATGAATACATATAAACAACACCAGTATCAATACAAAAAGCATAACTTCCACTTGGAAGATCTTTATATTTTGAGTATACCGCTCTTGTTGGTAATTTAGATACATCAGCATCAAGGCCATAATATTCCCATACACCCTTAACGCTGCTTTTATTTGCAAAGCTTCCTAAATCTGGAAGTTCTTCTCCAACTTCATAAATATGTCCGTCATAACTAGTTCTGGTAACTGCAGTCATTTCAAAACTCCTTAAAAAAAATACTTCAAATTAAAGTTTAAACATAATTATCTTAAAAACTATCAACGCACATAAAAAAAAGAAGCTCCCGGCAACGCCGGAAGCTTCAACACAAAAAAGAGAACATAAAATCACACGGACTTAATGCCTCTATTTCAAATATAACATATAAATTAAATTACAATCAATCCATAGTCATCATAGCCGTCATCAAACCAGTCCAGGATAATTTCAAAATCAGCTTCTTTAACAGCTTTATCAAAAGCATTGTTAAATAACTGTTCTTCTTTCGAGTCATTGGAATTATCCTTTTCTGTAGTCTCCATTAATCCACCCTGAATGCGCCATAAGCTGCATAACGCCAGAACGCATCCCAATCCAGCATATTAATTCTTAAATCATTACGGCAAATATCATCAGCAAATATTTCAAGAGCTGCAAGGTTATAGTCATAAGTATCAAAAAAGTGGTTAGGAGCTCCAGGTTTTGCCCGCCATACAGTACGAATATACTTATTTGTTTTCTTGTCATATTCTTCAACTTTCTCTTCAGCTTCAAACATTCTAAAATAATCATCATGAAAGTCTTCAGGAAAGTTAGGAAACCAGTCCGGTTGTTTAGTACCCTCATCCCATTGCAGCATATTCATTGCTCTTGCAATTCTATCTTTTAATTTACCGGTATTAACGTGATATGCAAGAGGTAATCCTATACTTTCCAGGGTTTTCTTGTTAAAAAGCTGGTAAGTTTCACCATTTTTAATCCAGTCAGTACCTTTACAGGCATAAACACCTGCAGAAAAACGGCTGCAGAAAGCATAAACCCAGTCTGTATAATGACCAGAGTCCACGAGGGTAAGTGCAATTCTGTAATGATGACCATCATCACTTTCGTATACAGTACGCTCAATAAACTCTGCAAGCTTATCCCATACTCCATAAAAATCTTCAGTAGGACCGTCAATCCTGAAAGCATCAATTGTCCATGTAACTCCTCGGTCGCCATATCCCTTAACGTCAACAAAAAGACAATCCTTCTGAACATCCACAGAGCCACACAAAATCCAGATAGGTGAACCTGCATCATTAATAGCCATCTTATTAGGCACCTTTGCACGCGCCCACCCAAAGCGCCTGTGCATCATAGCCCGTTCACGTCTAATCTGATCATTCTGTTCCCTGAATGGCAGTCCCTGCTTTAAGTTTCTGAATGTTCTGTAACTCTCCTTATCTCTTATTCTGTTGTTCTTAATGTCCCAGCATTTTGCCCATAAACGCACTAAATCCTCCCAGGAAAGCATTCCCGGAGGATTATAAATAGGACTTATATGATAACTTCTACTTCCTTCTTCATCACTTTTTTTAGTGGCCCGCCATTCCCCTTTATCCATAATTAAAGCTTTGTCATAATTTTTCATTAGGCCGCCACAATGCGGGCACTTATAAGCAACACTTTCAATTATCGGGCTGAACTCTTCATCATTTTCCCAGACAATACCACCAATCTGTTTATCTTTAGTTTCATTCCATATCGCCCACTCTAAAGGCTGCATTTCCCCGCAGAATTTGCAGGGAACATAATATCGCCTCTGGTCCCCGCTCTGGTATAACTTAAATATTTTAGAAGTCTGTTCAACAGTAGGAGTTGAACCAAAATATATTTTTCTTGTATTAGGATAAGCATCACTACGGGCAATAGCAAGATCTTCCATCGTACCTTCACCTTTAATATTTTCGCTCATACCATCAAGCTCATCAACCAGAACAACCTTATAAGAAAAGTTTCTGAACTTGTTACCAGAACGACCACCAACAGCGTGAAGATAACCTCCCACAAATTCCTTTTTATTTGAAGTATCACCAGTATTTCTTGCCCCTGCAGCTTTTTTAGTCTGAGCAAAAATATTTCCACGCAAACCTGCAGAATCAATCATTTTATCAATTTTTGTGTCCATGGCTTTTTTAGCCATATCGTCATCAGGAAGAATATATAAAATAGGACTTGGATTACAACCAATACAGTACAGCATTACATTTTCAAGAATATCAGTAGTAGCTCCCAGCTGATTTCCTTTCATCACATAAACCTTCTGTACGTTACTTGTAGGACTAAAACAATCAACAATTTCCCTAAAGTAAGGAACAGTCTTAAAACTGAACTTACCTGGAAACGGAGTCAAATCCTTATCAAGATAACGTACCTGTTCAGCATAATCAGTAGGCAGCATAAAGCTTCTTTTAGCAGTAAGCTTTTCAAAACCACGAGATAAAAAATCAATGTCCTGCTGTAATATTTTGCAGTTCAAACCACTTCCCCTTACTTTTTATAATTTTTATTTAAACCGCAGCTCTTAAACTCATGGCACACCCCGCCATTTCTGTAACACATAGGTTCAATAAAATCCCTGAATTCCGGACACTCTTCTTTCACCAGCATTGCCATAAGCTCAACAATTTTTCTTGTTTCTAAAGCTGCACAATGGCAAAGTCTTTTATTAAAAAACTCAAGAAGGCTCTCTCCGTTAAAATCCATTATCATATCCACCGGCGCATCCTGAGGAGCCTTAGTTCTGTCATACTCATTCTGCCTGTCATTTCTCTGGCTTCTTACATATTTTTCAATTCCAATATGATGTCTCACAAAATGCACGCTTATATAATAAGGCAGTTCAGTCAAAGTAAAACTGAATCGCAACCGTCTTAAAGGACTGTGACGGCATTCAATCATAAGTTTCTTCCAGCTTTCATCAGGTTCATTTTTTATATTTTTTCCAACAGTAACTAAAGCCCGTCTTTTTACCTCAAGCCAGTCTTCATCTCTTGGAAATTCTGTCAAAATAACTTCAGTCATCTTCGCACCCTTTACTACTTTCAAAAGTAGTAATACATCCCATTTCCTGCATCTTTATAAAACCGCACGAACATACCGCACTGGCCTTATCTTTAAAAGGACATTTAGCCTCACAAGATTTATTTGTATTTCCAAACTCAAAAGGAATTTCAATCATTCCCTTGCTATGGTCAGTCCAGTAAAGCATAAATACCCCCTACTACTTTCAAAAGTAGTTACTTAAATCTTTTGAACATCACTAAAAAACAAAATCTTAAGCGCTGTCCAAAACTCATACTTTTAATTTTCTCAAAAAGAACTTCCTGAGCCTTAATATAAACACCCTTAACTTCTTTCCTGATTTTTCTATCATTTTTCCCGCTCATTTTTATCAATCTCCTTAAGTCTGTTTTTAACCTTAACCAAAGTAATTGCAGCTCTTGTAACATCAGGATCTTCACTTCTTAAATGCAGATGATTAAGCGTACTCATCTCGCTTCGCTTAATCATCACAAGATTACTAAGGTCCAGATTCTGTTTGTTATTATCTAAAAAACCAATACAGCAATCCTTAGGAATAGGCCCGTTAGCCTTCATCCAGATAACCCTGTGTTTAAGCTCCCATACATTAGGTTCACCAATCTTCACGCTTATATAACCGTCTTTAGTTATAACCTCAGTATTCAACGGAACAGTATTATGAGGCTGATGACCTTTCTTAAACCACCCTTTTTCACTTCCCGGAAAAACAATCCCCTTTTTCCCCTTATTGTGACTCACATTCCCTTTTTTAAAACGGGCATCTACCCCGTTAGGAAGATGATGAGCATGGCAGAGTCCTCTAATCTGGCTCGCCTTAAAATTAGTTCCAAAATGCTCATTAAATCTTTCAGCACATTCACTAAATTGAATTCCAACCCTGTTTTCAGTCAGCCATTCAATCTGTTCTTCGTTAAAAATAAAGTTACTTTTACCGTCAAACTTATAACCGCTGTGAATCTTATGGGCACTCATAACACTTTTAATCTGGCTGGCAGTGCAGGTAAAACCAAATTCCTTAGTACAAATCTCTGCAATTTCCCTGGTACATTTGTTGCTGCATATTGAACGGATAAAATCAAGCCTTTCATCAGTCCAGATTTTCACACACTTTCTTCCAAAGTTCCTGTTAATAACAGTCTGAACTGCAGAAGCTGTAAGTTCCTTTCCAAACTTTTCAGAACACAATTCTGCAAGTTCCCGTGCGCTCCGCTTACCATCCCTTATCGAACCAAGAAAAGCAATTCTTTCCTCAGTCCAATACTTTCCCGGCATTACCATCTCCAATTAAGCTTCTTCCACTTGTATTTTTAGGAGCCAGCATTTCAGGAAGCTCCCTGTCAATTTTACCGGCAAGCTTTCATAGCATTAATATGAGTATTTGCATTATTGATTAAAGTCTGAGCCACACTTGTAACCGCATTAGCCCTCTTAATCTCAAGCGCAATCTCTTCAGGACTCTTTGTTTCGTCCATAAGTCCTTCAAGCAAAACAAAAAGGTGATCGTTTAAATCACATAAACTGTTTTTCATTTTTTTATACCTCTTTTTGTGTTTTTATATTACGACTACCAAAATCCACTACTTTCAAAAGTAGTAAACCGGTTAGTTATAATTACCTTTGTAAATTAATTCCCGCCCTGATTCCAGAATAAATTTCCCGTCTTTCAGATAATATTTATGCAATAATTCGTCATTCTTGGCTGTTAGACAAACTTTTTTATTTGAAAATTTATCCTGCAGTAACTCAATCATTTCAAAACCAATATTATGTCCTCTGTATTCATCCCGAACTTCCAGGAGAGAAACATACACTCTATTTCTCATATCAATATCGTATTTATCAGCTTCTTCAGGATGATCTTCAAATATTTCATCATACAGATAATACGCAATACATCCTTTTACGTTGTAATCCGTATCCCTTAAAAAACAGTAATGATAATGTTTCAGATAAATCTCATTGAATTCAGCATCATTAAAAAACTGCTCAGTCATACTCGCAGTATACGGAAAATATTTAGAAATAATCATGTGGATTTTGTCCTCATGCTCCTTATATTTTCTGTACTCAAAAACATTCACTATTTGCTCCCTGTGGATCCAAAACCACCATTGCCCCGTTCAGTATTACTTAAACTTCCTTCACCAACTAAAAATCCGTGCCATTTCACAATTTTTTTAATCATAATCTGAGCAATTCTGTCACCACCATGAACCTGAAAATCATCAACACTCATGTTAGTAACAATAGCGCCAACTTCACCACGGTAATCAGAATCAATAGTTCCAATAGCAACATTAATTCCCTTTGCGCTTAATCCGGAACGAGGACGAATTTCAGCATAATAACCTTTAGGAATTTCCATCTTAAAACCAAGTGGAACAATTGTTGTGCTAAAGCTTGGAATTGTAATCATAAAATCACTCGAACCTTTAGCATAACAATCTGCACACGCAGCGCCAGTTGATTTAAAAGCCGGAATCTTTCCTTCATCCAGAAGAACCATCTTCACATTCACAGCTTCATTACAATCGCACATATAAACCTCCTAAAAATTACTCATTTACCTGATGTACATCACCCAAAATAAAAGTCATTTCATTTCGTATTTGATCAATATTGTTTGAAATCAATAAAGGCAAAGTTGCAGAAATTAAATCTCTGCAGTTTTCCACAGCTTCAAACGAATTACCCGCATCCATATTCAAAATTTTAAGCGGAATATTAAGATTTAAAGTAACCTCAAACATACAAACTCCCAAAAATAACGATAATCCTGGCAACTACTTTCAAAAGTAGTTACCAGGAACACGGGTTATTTAAGCTTTGTCATCAGCCCGCTACCACAGCGCCTTTTAATGTCCTGATGGGAATTACGTCCGACAACCCCAACCCAAAAGCAAGCTGGCCGCCTTCAATTGTCCAGCTGGTAAAAAGCCAAAAATCATAAAGTAAAGTTACCTCAAAACTTCAAGAATCATTTTGATTCTCTCAGCCTCATCAGTTAAAGACTTTACTTCCTCGTTTGTAAAAACCGGTTCCCTGTAAATGACAGATAAAGTCCATTCAATGCTTTTTAATTCATCTTCCAGATCTTTTCTGATGTCATTTTCCCCATTCACCCATTACAAACCTTAGAGCGTTCCATTGCATACTGAATCTTTTCAAGACACCCTAAACAAACCTGTTTTTCACAAAGCTGCTTAATAATCCGCTCATTAAAACTATTAAGCACAGCAGAAAAACTTTGACCACATTCCCTGCAGGTCCATATAGCCATATTTGTATTCACATTAATATTTTCAAAACTCATAAACATACCTCCATAACCGATTCGCCGATGGGAAAAGGTTAAGCGAAATTTTTACTTTTTGAGCTTTACTTTAAGCTCGCAAAACTCGTGACACTCCTTTTCACTAAGCTCAATACAATTTTTCTTGACCAGCAATATAAAATACCTCGCTTCATCCTCACTCTGGAACCTCTCATAATGAATATCCATCAACCTGATGCAGTACTCATCACAAAGCTCTAAAAACCGCTTATAAGTCATCTAAAGTTTGTCTCCCTTACCTTCAGCACGGAGCTTATTCTTTTCAATCACTTCCAGAATTGCCTGTTCAATATCAATATCAGCCTTTTCAGCTTCATTCAAAACACAAATAATAATGTCCGCCAGTTCATGTGAATAACTATGCTTTATCTTATACAATTCATCAGTAAAGCTTTCAAAATTACAATAACCACGCTCCCATTCAAAAGTGTCTAATCTGAAACGCTCCTGCACAGCTTCAACAACTTCACCTGCACAATGCTTCAAAAAATCACCCTTACAAAGATTAGCCCCGTTTCTAATTCTGGCCATACCAACTTCCAAAGTGATTTTCTTAATCTTATTCAAATCCATCATTGCTTAACAGCCTCAACATCCAGTTCTTCAAGATATTTAATCAATTCGTTTTTATGCAAAGCTGCATAATTCAAAAATCTTTTAATTTCATCGTAAGTCATAGCAATACCAATCCATTTGTGAATTATGTTATTCCACTTATCCAATAGTTCCTTATCCATCCCGGTAAAATCCAGGCTACATTTCAAAACCTCACACTTAGGATTCTTTTTCTTAAAATACGCTACAGCTTCAACTGAACTACAAGCCACAACCCGAACCGTCTTATTAACTCTGTTGGCAGAATCTTTATATCTCACCCAGTAACAATTAGGCTCACTCATCATCACCCACCTGTAAGTTATTTATAATGTCCTGAGCCCATTCAATAACCCCTTCTCTTTTTATTTCCAAAAAAGCATTAGCTTCAGGATCTGTAGTACAGCTGAAAAGTACATTTATAAACTTATGTACAGAACCACAAGCAAATTCTTTAGAAATTACACCTTCCTGCAGGTAATTTTTATAAAGCTCAATAACAACCGTTACCGATTCAATCAATTTTTCCACTTTCAAAACTTCTAATGACAATAAAACGCCAAAAGATTATCACTACAGTAATAAATCTAATCGTTTGTAAGCCATTCAAAATCTTTATAATCCAGCTTTTCCTTGCTCTCAGCTTTTTCTCTCACCGCACACCCAAGAATAAAAGCAATCTTGAAAAGCTCTTTCCTGCTGTAATGATTCTCATCCGTAACCAGATGCTGAAAATCCCCAGGATGAGCTTTCTTGTACAGTTCAAAAAGTCTCCAGTGCTCAAGCTTTTTCATTCGCTCTTTTCCATCGCTTCAGAAACAATGTCTCTCAAGTTGTCTTCCTGACTGTACTTACCCTGTAAGTTCTGAATCTTCTGCAGAATCTGAGCCTTACTGTCACCAATTGCCGCCGAAATATCGTCACTCATCAGGTTTACAATGTTCATTCTTGCAGAGTTTACATCAGCCTGAACAAACGCCACCGCCTGGTCCGCAATCCTTTCCGGAAGATCCAGAAGCTTATTCATCAAAGTTTCCAGATAACTCATAACAGAAGCCGTAACAAAATCTTTTGGAATCTGCACTTGGCGGCGTTCCTGGATTCGCTGATCCTTTTCATCGGCGCTTACCAGGTCCCGAAGTATTTTCACGTATTTTTCAACATTGGCCATTGAACCATACTGTCTTACAAGCTCACGAATAGTCATATCCAGCATCTTTCCGGCCTGTCCTG